ATGCGCTGTATTATATGACGTAACAGTATCAAATCACTTAATACAAATATGGGACATGACAACGGACGGGACAACACCTTTAGATTTAGTAAATAATGATTTTACTTTTTCATTCGGTGCAAGTGGAATTAACACATCAACCAATACGAGTACATAACATGCCATTAAACAAAAGAGGTCAACGAGTAAAGACCAACAAGAAAAACCAAAACAAACGCAAGAAGAAATAGAGAGGTTTTACAGCCTCTTTTTTTATTGCTAAAATTACCGTAAATAACGGCAAAATGACGGCACTTATGGCAAATAAAGGTAAGTTTACAACAGAGAATCAACCAGAAAAAAGAAAGGGTAGGGGGAAGTCTGAAAGAACTAAATTTCTTGAGGCTTTAGGTAGAAATAAACTATCTGAAGATGATTTTTATGACGAGCTGGTTAACCAGGCCATGGTTAAAAAATCCCCTATCGCGTTAAGTGAAATACTAAAAAGGGTAAGCCCGATACCAAAAGCAGTTGCACCCACAATAGAATTTAAACTCACAGCAAAGAAGCCGCATGAAAAAGTATCAGAAATACTTGATGGTATAGCTCAAGGTGATATACCACCAGATATAGGTTCAATGATAATCAATGCGGTAAAAGCGGCGGTAGACATAGAAGAATTCACTGACCTCAAGGAAAGAATAGAAAAACTAGAGGCTATGATTAATGGGGGTTAGTCTATTAAAGAGGCTTGATGCAATCGAACCAATGCTAAAAGCGCAAGCAGGAAAGCTTGAGCCAAGCGTTTATGGCGTTGTTGATAGGGTTGATATAGTGGATGGTAAGAAAGTGCCCAACATCATAAGAAGATGGAAAGGCACTATAGGCAATATGGAGCCGACAGAGGAAGAGCCAACTATTTTATTAATTGAGAAGTTAGAGCCAGCAATACTTAAGTACAAAAAATACAAATGTTTTTGGGGTGGTAGAGCTGGAACTAAATCAAGGTTTGCTCAAGATGTTATGTCAGGTGAGGTAAATAGTTGCGGCTCAAAAGTCTATGTTATGCGTGAGCGTATGAAGTCTTTAAAAGAATCGATTTATGCTGGCATTGAATATTCTATTAAGCAATTAGGTATAGGTGGCTTTTTATCTGTGCCAAGTAAATGGGAGATAAGGCACAAGGCTGGTGGTAAGTTTATATTCGGTGGGCTTCAGAACATTATAGACATGAAAGGCTCAGCTAACTATAAGTTTTTCCTAAATGAAGAGGCAGCAAGGATAAAGCAACAGACTATCGACACGCTAGGCCCTACATTACGTGACACACCAGGCGCTGAATTGTGGTATTTGTGGAACCCTGAGAGTTTTACCGATCCAATTAATCAAGAGTTTATAATTCCATACCAAGCAGAAATAGATAAAAATGGCTATTATGAAGATGAATACCATTTAATTATTAAAGTTGGCTTCGAAGATAACCCTTGGTTTGAACATGATGAGTCGCTTAAGCAAGAGTACGACAAAGACACACAAAAGGTTAAAGATGGGCGTATGAGTAAATCACGTTACAACCATATTTGGTACGGCGCATTTAATGACGATGTTGAAAACTCTGTTGTTATGTCTGACTGGTTTAAGGCTTGTATAGATGCACATGAGAAGTTAAAAGGCATTGATAAGCTTGGTGGTAAGGTTGCTGGATTCGATCCATCAGATACAGGTTTAGACCCTGCTGGTTATGTTGAACGACATGGTATTGTCGTTACTCGCGTTGATGAGATTGAGGGTGAGAACGGTAATCGCAAGTTTGACATAGCCAGTAGGGAGGCTAAGAACTTTGGTTGTGACTCATTTGGTTGGGATGGTGATGGATTAGGCGCAATACTACGCGATCAGGCGGATACCAACTTTAAAAATACAGGTGTTAATACTTTCATGTATCGGGCCAGTGGTGAGGTTTATCAACCTGAGTCTGAATATAAAGGTGAGAACTCCAATATCGCTGTAGCGTCAGGAAGAAAGAATAAAGACCTATTTCACAATAGAGGGGCTCAGAATACAACAAGCCTAGCTGAGCGTATTTATAAAACTTATGAAGCGGTCGAGCATGGCGTTTACCATGATCCAAGTGAATTGATTAGCTTTTGCAGTAAATCAATAAACCCTGCCATGCTTAAAAAGCTAGAATCTGAAGCCTGTAAAACACCGCTTAAACCTAGCGACAAAATAGCGTATTATAGAAAAGATGAATTAAGAAAGGGTATACTTATGCCTGACGGTTCAAGATTAAAAATACCATCGCCTAACTTGTGGGATGCTTTAAAGGTCGCGTTTGACCCTGCATCTAATATCCAAGTTGAAGAATGGCAACCATTACCAAGAAGAAGAACTGGAGTTGTTTAGACATGCCAAAGTTAGACGATAACACACTAATATCAATATTGGATAGATTTGAGGGTGAGGCTAGAGATTCCTTAGCCACAAGAATAAAAGAAGATAATGAAATCACTAGAAGATACAACGCTGAATTGTACGGTGATGAAATAGACGGGCATTCAAAGGTTGTTAGTGAAGATGTTAAAGATACAATCGAAAGCGATTTACCTTCGCTTATTCGCGTTTTATTAAACTCTGGCCCTATATGCAAGTTCAAGGCTAAAGACCCTTCCAACGAACAAGACGTAAAAGAAGCCCAAGAAAAAACAGATTACGCC